TGAGGGGGAGTCCCTCTTTTCACGCTGTTGCGGAGTTAAGATACTCACCCCAAGTGTAGCGGACTACAGACGCCGCTATACGTCCTACGGTAGCGTATTGCTAGACGTAGGTTCCTGTCACCCTCTGGATTGCAGTGTCAGTAGCTGTTGACCATGATTTGCCAGTGCGAGTTCCGAGGCCATGTGGTGATGGTGAGCAACCGGATGGTCTGCATTTATTGCGGACATCTGCGCCAGCCCACCCCACGGTCCCGTGAATTACTAGCCTTTTATGGCCCGGTGATTCAATACGTGGATATCACTGTGGCAGGAGATTACATTAACATTAAAGATAAATTGTGCCTGACTTCACTTGTTGCTATTTTGCGGGGTGCGACCCGCGGATTCATCAAGCGTGATGGCCCTCAGATGATCCGGACATTGAGCGCCGTACATGGCGATCTGTCCCGTGAGGGCCTCTTCAAGGAATTTGGCATGCTTTGCTATGGAGTTGTCCGTGCTTATGGTCCTGTTCTTGGAGCCGTGGGTTATCTCAGCCCTGGCCACATGAGCACTGATCATTTTGACGGATCTACTCATGCCATCGTCGCTAAGGACCGCTGGACTGGCGACGAGCGCCCAGATGACATTCCTCACTACGCGTACGCGTACATGATGTATCAATATGGGACCAACACCATTCATCTGGGTAATGGATCCGCCATGTGGACACGTGGCGTGACTCCTGGTGTTGAAATTGCACCCATGAGCATGGTGGAGCAGTTCGATAAGATCGTGAAGGCCTTCCCCGAATCGATGCTTTGCCCCCTGAGCTGGATAGGCGAGAAGCAAGGTTCCCTGAACTTTTTAAGTGCAGGTGAGTCCTGTCTTGCCTTTCAGCACGGTGACTGTTGGACTCAGCTCTTCGAGGATCCGTCGAACGAGTTTCGCATTGCCTCCACCTTTGGGTATCAATTGGCAAACATCGGCGTGCCGGGCAAATACATCGCTCGCCGCCTCCAAATTAATGGACTCAAATTAGTGCATGACGCCAACGGCAAGTTCTGTGCCTGGCGTGTTATCAAGGGGTCCTGGATTGGTCATATAGGCCCCCACACTGAAAGTCCACCTGAAGGTTTTGCCCTAATTGCTAGATTTTCTATTCTCCCCTACAACCAATACTCAAGCAACCCGCTTTTCAAGCTCCCCGGAAAAGTTTACTTCGGCGGGAATGCTTCCACTAAATTTGCTGTCTCAGATTATAATGGCCACCTTCAATACTCTGATGCTTTGACTCCTGGCTTCTGTTGGCTTCAACTGTTCCCACCGCTGGAGCGCACAGGTGAGGCTTCACGTGCGATTCTGGCGGGTCAGGTCAACGCAAACGGGGTCACTGGTACTTACCTGAACTATCGCCTTTCCTGCCTCGGCCTATCGGCAGTTGAATGCGATTACGGTGAGCACTTTGTGTACCACGCTGCATCAGACCCATCTGTCCTCCACATCTCACCCATCCCTCTTCATGATGCCTACCATATCTTCGTCACTCGGCTCACTGTGACACGCCTTTGTGCACAAGGTTACGACTTTGGCTTTGGCGTACGTTACGGTAGACGGAAGAGACGAGGAGGTGGAAAGGCGTCTGAGGACGAGTGGGCAAAGGCTGTGGACCAACAGGAGGGTAAGACTGTACCCGAACCAGCTCCAAAGGTGCCGTCCATCACCTTCGGCGCCCCTCCTGATGAGTTGCCTCGTTCCATTGTTTCAGTTGAAAGCGGCTTAGTCAACAAGCCAACCATCCCCACTGACAGCTGCCACCTGCCGAACTCCCCTAATGCCCCCATCGTTGAGATCTACTCACCCCCACCGGATGGCGGTTGTGGGATTCACGCTTTGGCAGCGGTGGCCCACCACCTGAGACACAAGAGTTGGCCCAAAATCGAGCCCATGGTGAACTGGGGATACCAGCAATGGGCTGACTCTGAGATTATGGGAGAACTAGCCTGTGATTTGGGGTTGCCGTTGGGTTTTGAATCATGCACCCACCAGCCTTACATCATCGCACTGGTTGACAACCACTTCGTGGTTCGTCATTACCCATCACGCACCCCAACACATTCCCCCACCTGCCAACATGGCTGCTGCCACACCCTCGTCGGCACAGCCACGGTCCCAACCTACGGGCAAGCAGGGGATTTTAACGTCTTCCACAAACTGCTTCCAAGATTCAAGGACGCTGCCGAGTTCATTCGCATGGCTCGCGCACTTTTGTGCCAGAACAGAGTTTGCCATAAGCCGATCCCACCGGTTCGCAAGACTGCCCTGGTTAAGTTGATGGCAACCACCCCATCCACGGCTGCCAAGGTTCCACCTTCCGAGGTGCGTTCCATTCTCAAGCCCCAGCGTCCTACCCCTGATCCTCGTACGAAGAGCACAAAAGCTGCGCCAGCTCCCCCCCCGGCGCCGGCGTCCCCACCAGAGACCCCGCCCGATCCTGACTTAAGCGATGTTGAGCTGGGCCAAAATTCAGCTGCAGGCGTGCCAGATGAGTGCGCACCCCCTCTTGCCTCTGAGACCCCAGAAGTAGCTGCCCCTCCACAGTCTAAAATCAGGCGCACTGTTGCCGACGCACACTACTTCATGACCACCAGCCTCAATAATGCCTTCATTGCAGCACATGACAAGGCCACCACTCAGGTCTCTCGTGTCATGCCCCATCTCCTTTCTGCTATCTCTTTTTCGGGTGGACAACGCCCTAGAGGTATGGTGTTATTTGGTTCTCTATTCTTGTGGTTCCTTGCTTATCTCATTTGCCTACTTGGCAACCCATGCGGGATTCCATTGGGTTTTGCGGCATTCTATCTGGCTCCCAAGCTTAAGTCATCTATCTTTTTCAGCATACTGTTGCCTGTCGTGCTTCTTTATCAACGCCTGCTTTCACCAAGTTACATGGTATGTGAAGCTGCTACGCCGGAGTGTGATGATTATCTTCGTTCTCTTGTGGACGTGTTTTCTAATCCTCCTCCAAAGTTTGTTACTCCTGGGCCTTGCACCCTTGCACTTGCAATTGTGCGGTCTTATACTAGAATTCCCTCAGGTGTTTACTTTCTCCACATTCTGGCTCTTACTTGTGATCTACTTATCTTCTGCCTACTCATGTATTATAACAGTATTTGTCACAAATGCTTCAGTTTTTGCATTCGGAAAGCCCCTGAAGAGATACAGCTTTGCACAGTGCCTTCAAGCCGTGTGTCTAAGCACACGCTATTGGATATCTGCAACAATTATCAGCGTCCACCCGTGGACGTGGTGCAGATGGCAACGGGCTACAGAGGTTGCTACACCGGAGTGCTGAATTCCACCATCAATAGCAATTCCTCTATTCCCTGCACCAAGATTGATCCAAAGAAGGTCACAAATTCAACTGTGTGCACCATGCCTAGCTGTGCTTCCGAAGCTGCGCGCGCCATCTGTGTTCTCTCAGCCCGTGGACACCTCTCGCGCGGCGGGTTGGCCAAGGTGGTCAAGGTCGAGAAGCTGCCTTGCAAGAACCCCTTCTTCCCCTATGACCTTGCCTCGTCAACCCCTGTTGTTGTTGATAACTACACTTTTGAACTCCTCTCTGATCTTGGCGTGAATGTGAGCTTACTCACCGTCGGCGAGGGTGATTTCTTTGCTGCCATGGGCGTTGCTCGTCCCTCTTTCTTCGAGAAGGCTCAGCTGAAACTCCTCCGTGGCGGCGGCTTCATACGCAAGGAGAAAATTGCCGCCATTGTCCAGGCCATCTTTTGCGCACTGTTGGGCGCCTCCGTCCAATCCAGCCGTCTATGTGGCATCGGCACATCTGACCCGTTCTGTGCCGACTCTTTTGCTACTCCTATCTACCAACAACAAGGAGTGTGCAACTACGGCTATTGCGCATCACCCCAAGGCATTTCCAGTTCGCTGGTTTCCTTGATCTTCACCAGTGATTACTTGGCCTACATTGTCTTCGCCCTTGGACTCGTGTTTCTCGCCATTCACTATGTTCCCAATGTTGTTGTTGTTGCTGCTCTCATGCTTAACACGCTAACGCCTGTCACACCTTTCACGTCTTTCATTAGGGTCCTTGTCATGGTGTGCTCTTCTGGCTATGTGGAGTTCCGTGTCTTAGTCTTTGCCATCATCTCCAGTGCTCTTCTTGATCCCACTGCCTCCATTGTCATTCTCATCCTGCTCTCCCTCACTTGGGCTATTGGTAAGTGGACGGGTCTCGGTGGCCTTGTCACACCCTATGACATCCACCTCGTCAGCAAGACACCACGCGACGCGATCGCTGTTGCTAACGCCCCCCCTAACTCTTACCTCGGAGCTGTCCGGATGGCTGCACTTACCAACACTAACAGGTTTTATGTGGGTTCCAACACTGGCACTGTTCTGGAAGGCCTCCTTCGGGAGAAATCTTGCGCCGACAATACATGCCGCGTCTTCGGCGTGACATCTGGTACTGGTGGCCTCTACTCAAGAGACGGCAAAGTGGTCTGCGTGACTGCCAGCCACGTTTGTGGTGAACAGCCTGCCGTCATTAGGTACCAGGATGAACAGCACACTGCTGTTTTCGAGCGCAAAGGTGATTATGCTGAAGCCACTGTTAACATTCCTGGCACGTTCCCATCCTACAAATTGGCCAAAGATTACTGTGGACGTGCATACTGGTTGACATCTACTGGTATTGAAACTGGCTTCGTTACTCCATCTGGTGCAGTTGTTTTCTCCGGCCCCGGAGATTCGGGTTCTCCAATCATCACACCCACAGGTGAACTCATCGGCGTGCACACCGGGTCTGATTCGCGTGGCTCTGGCGCCTACACTAATTCTTCTGGCACCCTTGTTACCGGCCCGGTCAGTCTCTCCGAGATGTCCAGCCATTACGACGGGAAGAAGACGACAGTCGCTGGCCGCCTGCCGCGCAATGTTGTTGTGGACGCAACCGAGATCCCATCCGCTCTTGCTACTATCCTCTCTAACTCTGTCAACCTTGAGGGTGCTCTGGGTTCCCTCCAGCTTGTGGTAGTGTCAATGGTACTTTGGCGCTACTTTGTTACCCCCCAGTACATTCCTTTTGTGACCCTCTTCTTTGTCCTGAACGAGATCCTCCCCAAATGCCTTCTTCGCGGCCTCTATGACTACATCTTGTTTGTTCTTGCCACATGCTTAGGTCTTGGCCCCAAGGTCTTTTTCATCAGGATTGTCACTGCTGCTCTCAATCGGAATGTCTCCAGTCTTGCCTTCCACATTGGGACTGGTCTTCTTGCTACCTTTGTTGACTACTGCACCTTCGGTAACTTCCACCAAGCTTTGGATAATAGCAGCTTCTACCTTGTTGGTTCCACGGTGCCGCGTACCACTGTCCTCGCAGTTGGCGCCATTGTTGTTCTGTGCTCCATTCTACTAGACGTCTTCGGCTACAGGCAATTGTCACTGCTCATCTCTGGGAATGGCTCATTCGACCCTGCTTTCCTGGCACGCTACTTTCACGAGGGCGTGAAGACCGGCGTTAGTAACGGGTTCGTCTCTGAGTCACTCACTGGTGCGCTGGCAGTTAACCTTAGCCAAGATGATTTACAATTCCTCAATTCACTTGTCAATGTAAAAGCTTTTGTCTCTGCACAAAACCTCTCCAGCTCCCTTGGTGAATACATTGAATCTCGCAATGCGCGTGCCCTTCGCGCCCAAATTGCTGCCGTCCATGCTTCCGCGGCTGCGGACAACGCTCTAAGTGCTCTTGATCGGTTCCTCACTGGCGCTGAACCCAAGCTTGCTGCCGGTGACCCTGTGGTTCTTCTTGGGACGACTAACAAGGAGCTTGTATCAGCTTATGCCGCAGGGAAAGAGATGATCGTGCAGCCTGTCCGGTCCCACAAGATCGGTGGCACCCACTGCACTCTTTGCACGATTGTTTCCTTTGTTGAGGGAGGTAAACTTGTGACGGTCTTCGATAAGCGCCCCTACCTGACTGTGAACGGCAACGTTCTCGCAGATCACCCTGGCTACCAGGCTGAAAATGATGGTCGTCTCCCCCGCCGGGATGACGACGAGGCGGCTCGAAGAAACCGCTCCAAGAACCTAGGAACTGTTGACATCAATGGGCACACCTTCATCAAGTTTTGGGACACCGAAACTGGTGACGCATGGTACGAGCCTGTGATTGAGGAGGGCGATCCCACAAATGTCCTGGACCTGTCATCTGCGGCGACTTTGATTGGGGTTGATCAGTCGCTGTCCGAAAAGGAGATTGCCCGTCTGGAGGATATCATTGCTAAGCTCAAGGGCCTCACCAAGAAACAAGCTTTAAACTGCTAACCGCTGCGGGGTTGAGTAGTGCGTCTCGCAGCGGTTTGGCCCTAGCACTGAACTATGCCAAAATTGTCTCTGAGCATTCCAATACACGAGCCTATAATGATGTTGATTTCAAGGTAGTTGATGCTGATGAACTGCTAAGAACGGCACGCTTGTCGTTACATCCACAACCGGCAGTCGCGCGGCTAGCAGATGATACCTTTGTAATTATGAGGCGGCACCCACCGTCCGTGCTTGATGTGATCACAAAAGGGCTAGATGCCGTTTGGCAACCAGCGCTCCACTCACCTGGAGACACCGGCATCGATGGGTACCTCTGGGATTTCGAGGCGCCCCACTCTGCTGAAGCAAAGTTTCTCACCGACCAGATTGTGAGGGCATGTGCGGCCAGGCGTGGCGACGCCCCATCCGGCTACCCTTACAAACTGCACCCGGTTCGAGGTGATCCATATCGCACAAAAGGTATGCTGCGCAACACCCGCTTCGGGGACATCAAAATCACTACCTTGGCCGCGTCTGACAACCCGTGGCTAAAAGTTGCTTCCTTTAATCCATCAGGAACCCCCGTTCTCTGTGATGGGGAGCTTGTAGGCTCTACAACTCCTATTGGGTCTGAAATCTACATCCCTACCCTGCCACCTGCAGTCCTCGAGTATTTCGAGACGCGCCAGGATGTGCCCACCTACTACACACAACATGGCACTGAACAGGCTGCTCTCAAGGATCTCGAGAAGTTCAATCTTTCCACGCAGGGTTTCATTCTACCGCAGGTTCTTCACATGGTCAGAAACTACCTGATCAAGCACATCGGCTACAGACCCCCCATCTACAAACCCAGTGATGTGCCATCCAATGATTCTCACGCTGGCGTGAATGGCCTGCAATTCTCCACCAAAATGCTCCAAGCATTGCCCAACATTGATCAACTTGCTCAAACTATGCAGGACGAGGTCTGGCAGACAGTCACGCCCACCTCGCTCAAGAAACAGTATTGCAGCAAGCCCAAAACACGCACAATTCTTGGGACCAGCTCACTGGTGTCCCTTGCTCTACGCGCTGCACTCTCCGGAGTCACGGCGGCGTTTCAGAAAGCAGGCAAGGACAGCCCCATTTGCCTTGGCAAATCCAAGTTCGAGCCAATGAACGTCGAGATCACTGGGAAGTGTCTCGAGACTGACCTCGCAAGCTGCGACCGGTCAACACCTGCTGTTGTGCGTTGGTTTACCACCCATCTGCTGTTTGAGCTCGCCTGTGCCCCACAGGCCCTTAATCTTTACATCGCTAACTGTTGTCATGATCTGTTGGTCACACAAACGGCTGCCACCACCAAGCGAGGCGGCCTGTCCAGTGGAGATCCTGTCACCTCTATTGCTAACACTGTGTACTCCCTTGTGCTTTACACCCAGCACATGGTTCTCTCCAGCTTAAAACTTGGCCACCCACTTAGCCTCAAATTCCTTCGGAAGTCACTCACGCTGGAGGATTTACTTGCTATCCAACCTATTGTTGTGTATTCTGATGACATGGTGTTGCTCAATGAACCCACTGACTTCCCATCTTTTGAGTTCTGGTGCGATCACTTGCAGCTTGCGCTTGGATTCCAAGTTGATCGCAAGAAGACTGTTTTGACAGCGAACCCCGGCTTTCTCGGATGCCAATTCCATGGACGATGGCTGATTCCTCAACGCGAACGTGTGCTCGCCGCTCTAGCGTACCACATGAACGCGAAGGACAACCACGAATACTTCGTGAATGCCGTTGCCATCCTCTCGGATGCCAGCGCCCTATCAGTCTTTGACCGTGATTGGTTCCTTGAGTTAGTCGAGGGCCTAGCGAAAGCAGCTCATGAACACGGGTTCACATTCCCTGGCCCCAGCTATTTCTCAGATTTCTTTGTCAGGGTTTCTGGGTACAAAGAAGAAGGTGAGTCATTGCCTTGTGCTGTCTGCATGTCTACCTCTGCAGTCAAAGCCACTTGTGGCATGCAACTCTGCGCTCACTGCGCACACACGCACATTCATCCAGGCTGCTCTGTTCCATCTCCCTTCTGTAAACACAATGTGGGATCCTCTGAATGTCATTGCTGTTCCATCCAACCTGGTAAAGCTAAGGATGAACTTAGCCGACTCCTGGCACAAGACAATTTCAAACCCCCACAATTCATGCCAATGGAAGTCGTAAATGGGCATACACAAATTGCCCCAGGCCGTTACAAACTGCATGGCACCATTCTTGTACTGAGAAAAGGGCCTGAGGGGTGCCCTGTGCCATTGCCAGACGGCGTTTACAATGTCAAACATCTGCCCAACACCTGTGCTGGAATCATTGGACCGAAAGCGCTCTTCAATGCTGCGCTGTCCAAGTTGATTGTTGGGCCCCCAGGTACTGGTAAAACCACCACCATCAGGAACATGCTCACTGATGACGCAGTTGTATACTGCCCCACACACATTTCTGTCATGGCCTATTCTAAAACTTTGCCCTGTGCACGCTTTTCCATCCCTGTTGGCCAAGATCCCACTCAGTATGGTACCCCATCTAATTCTGGCCCCAGGCTACAGTTGCTATCTGCTGGTTATATTCCAGGGTCCGTCCATTACCTGGACGAGGCATGCTACGCTAACCCTTTTGACATACTTAAGCTGCTTACTCACACGCCGATAGTAGCAATCGGCGACCCTCACCAGCTCTGTCCTGTAGGTTTTGATGATCCTTGCTACGTCTTCAAATACATGAAGCGTGAACAGCTCCAAACAGTTTACAGATTTGGCCCAAACATCTGTGAGGCGATTCAGTCGTGCTACGAACAGAAACTCACTGCACACTCGAGCACGCCCACAGAGGTAATCTACCAAACTAAATTCCAGCCACGGGGTCAAGTGCTAACCCCGTTCCACCGAGATCGTGTCGGTGGCTGCATTACCATTGATTCTGCGCAGGGTTCCACCTACCCTGTCGTCACACTGTATCTCCCTTCCAGAAAGAGTCTGACCAGGCCACGCGCACTTGTGGCCTTGACAAGAGTCTCATCTAGGTTGTACATATATGACCCTCACAACCAGTTGGAGGAATTCTTTACACTCAAGCCCTGCACTCTCACGGAGCGTCCCCATGCTATGGTCGTAGATGACAAAGTTGTTGTCCGACTCAATAGAGATACTACGGTTGATGCTGCTGACGTGCCTGGGCTGCTGTGCACTGGATCCCCTTCTTCTGAGCGTGAGAAATCCAAATTACTGTCCTCTGGCCTCACTATGGACATGCTAGAATCAGGCTCTCTCTCACCTTTGCCTAGAGTTGCTTACAATTTGGGCTTCTACTATTCACCAGACATTCCTCAATTTCTCAAATTACCAGAACAATTGGCTGAGCATTGGCCGATCGTGACGAATAGCAACAATCCAAAATGGCCTAACCGTCTTGTGGTTTCAGCTACCCGGCTGTCACCTCTATCACAGCCTGCCATGCAGGCGGGGTACTATGTGGGTTCCAGCCTCTTCGTTGGTTCCCCTGGTATACCTTCCTACTGGTTGACGCAGTTTCTGGATGGTAAAGCTGTTTCCATGGATTCGTCTGTTTACTCCACCGGTCGATTTGAATTGGACATCAGATGCTATTTGGATGCCAAGGAGCGCGACTTTGCACTGAAGAACGCGCATGCCTTCATTGGAGATACAAAAGGCACTACTGTTGGAGGCTGCCATCACATCACTTCCAGGTACCTCCCGAAGGAACTTCCTAAGGATTCGGTCATAAAAGTGGGTGTTTCCAAGTGCGGCGTGGCTCACAAGGCTTGCTGCACCGTCACTGACATCTACCTGCCTGATCTGGAACCTTACACCAATCCTTCGACTGCATCCAAGGTTTACAAAGTCAATGTTGATCATCGCCCCTCGAGGTTAATGGTTTGGAAGGATGCTACCATGTACTTTCAGGAGGGTGCAGACCCCCTCGCACTGGTAGAAGCCATTAAGCTGTGCCGTGTTGCGCCCACCGCCAACGTACGGTATAGTGACAACCTCTGCCCGCTTCAGTCCAACCGCATGATTCTCAATTCGCGGGCACCAGAAACAGCTGATCTGTCCATCAGCTCATGGGACGATTATAATACCAAATTCCTGGTCACCACTGTAGACCCATTTGACATTGACCCCAAATTTAAACTGGTGAATGCCGCCGAGTACCGTCGCGAGACAATTCTTGGCTCCCACAAAACTCTTGTCTATTACTATCAGGTGCTCGAGGACCGCCCACCAACTCCAGATGGTTCCGGCGTGCCTCAATCTACTTTTTCTATTTTGAACCGTATTCCCTGTTACCAACTGAAGGCATCACGCTTCTGCTTCACATTCGCTGCTCCTCACTGCACCTGTCGGTCCGTCCTGATGACCAAGGATGGGCCTTACTGTGATTGTACTTCTTCTAAGTGCCAGCAGCTCTGAAGCCATTCTGTCTCGGTTCTTCAATTTCTGGACCCCGTTTGTCTCGTACACACAAGGCAACGGGCAGACTATTCATAATGCTTACTACAAACTAATACAATATTGCTCTCACCCTCTTGTTCCTGGAGCCAAACATCCTTTCGGCATCATTGGAAGGACAGCCTTTGAGCAGGCTTACAAACAGTGGACTGACTCCATCTATCATAGAATGACATCTCTGCAGCTTCATCATCGGTTCGGTACCAAGCAGGCGATTTATTGGTCCACCTGGACGATCCATCCAGAGTGTGAGCGGTACCGTGACCTCACACCGCAGATCGAAGCTCCATTGCCAAATCTCATGTCCCTGCTCAGGCTTTATGCAACAAAAGAGGCTCAAATTTGCAGAGATGTTGCAGGCATGCTCGCTCACTTCGACGAGAGTGCCGTAGCCAAATTCAATGTGACCGACAACGTGATCAAAATCACGCCCAAGGCGCACCCGCTGCCATGGCATCCGGTCTACATGTCAGACTTATATCATGCCTCTGTGTTTTCTACCTTGTTCGCTCCAGTGGTGCTAACATTAATTCTACTGATACGGCACCCGAGGGTATTTGCTTTCTTCTTCCGGTGAAGCATAATGTACTTGTTAACATATCACTGCACACTCTCTTCTGCACTAATGATGGAGCCATCAGCATGGAGGTAGATGAAAACCACTTCGGTAATGACGACTGCCCCCTCTCTGGTTTCAAACCCCACGGCTCCACAACAGGCAAGTATGGGTCTTTCTTACATATGTCTGACATCAACTTTCCACTCAATCTTACCACAGATCCATCTCATGTGTACATCACTATACTTCTCACTTATCTCATGGCTAATTTTCCACAGGTGCTGATTCCTAATCACAATACCTCCTTACCACTCGCCCTCAATGCCACTGTCACTAACACTACGTGGCAGTTTTGCATCAATTCCACCAACATACCATCAGTTGGTAGTGGGCCAATCGTCGACCTGTACACTACAGGTCCACCATGGGGGTTGTACTATATGGAATTATTGCGGCCATTCTTGCTCAGCCTTCTTATGCTTGGTCTCAGCCATATTTGATTCCTTGCTATGGCCACAACACCACCAAACTTACATCTGTGCACACGTTGCTCAATGAGACTGATATCACCCTATACGACGACGCCTGCTGGGCTGGCATCCAGGTTGGAGTTGTTAAGGGCATTTCAGAGATTGTCAACGTCAAATCAGCAGCCATAGATGATGCTTTCAATACTATAGCTTTTGCAAGTTGCCTAGCTCGTGCTATCCACTTCTCTCATCAGAATATTTCCACCCAGCTTGTTGTTAACCAATCTCACATTTACTTGCAGGTCAACATTACCCGCACGCCTTATACAGAGGGTTTTCCCAAGCCTTGGTTCATACACCCTGGCGCACTTCGGTGGGCCACGGTCTTCTGCGGGATTTTAGCTGTCATTAGGGCTCTCTATGGGTAGTTACATTTCTCTCTTTTCTCATGCCTTTCAACAAGCTATACACGAGCTTATTGTGTCAGTCCTTGACCTTATTATATACTTCTCTCTTATTCTGCTCACGCTGCTCGTTGGCAAAGGTATCGGACTTGCCGTCCGGTCCGTTTTCGGGTGTGCTGGACGTGCCGCTTCAAGACCTGTCCTCCCTTCGACAGTGTCTACAGCTAAGGCACGGTTTCTATGAGGTCTCACCTCTTAGTGACCCAGTCCATTTGCCTCAGGTGCATACCAATCGCAATGGTGTGACCCTTACACTGACATCCAAATGTGCCACCCATCATTACGTGCAGCTCACCAGGCAACTGCAATCTTACTTTTCACACTTGCCTCAGTGCCACTCCCTACAGCTCAGACCTCAACATCTAATACTTCTCTCACACCCACAGTGGGTACGAGTAGAGACTCTACTAAAGGTTGCCCTCTCCTTAACTTTACTGCTGACAGTTTTAAGTTGTTTGTGACTGACCACAACTTCACTTATACTCCTGAGCTTTCTAACTTCACACTGAGTATTATTGCTGCTCTCAATGCAACATGCAGAAGGGATCATCCTTTAAATGCTACATGTGTGTGCTCTTTAGTTGCTTCATCATCGGAGCTGGGTCCAATAACACATCCACTCAGCCACCTACTACTACTAATTCTATGTCTACTACCAACCAGGCCACATTGGGGCAAACGTGTTTTCAGTGCGCTTTCCAAATAGTGAATAACAGTACTCAGAACTTCACTGTTACATTTGCCTACCACGAGAATTGCCACCTCTCATTTCGAACGCACACTGAAGCTCTAAGTGTCTCAACCATAAGTCACTACCATCACCACGACTGCTGGGTTTCAGCCCTACGAGCGGTGTATCAGGGCTACAATGTTACTATTAACCAAACACACTACTGTTATCTACCTAACGTGGAAACAGGGATAAACCCAGCAGTCGTACGACTGGCCTGTGCAGTAGTTTTGTTGGTTAAATTGGCTCAGTTCTGGACGTAAGTATGAGAGTATGTTACAAGAACTGGGCCGCATCCTTGATGCCTTCGCTTATTACTACATCTGTGCTTTCTTTCTTGCTGGTCTCTATATGTGTGTCTCCCGCTGCGTCGAGCGGCAGCGGAAACTTCGGTCTGAGTCGAGACAATTTCGGGAGCATTTTTAAAAACTTGGTGACTCCTTCTTATGTTGTAAATATATCAATTTGTGGTGCCCTTTCCATGCAAAATGCCACGCACTGGTTTATGCCTTGCGACGTTGCGAAATTGCGAGTCAATTGCACAAATTCTAGCGAGTCGGAATCAAGTGACAAAGAAGGATGTACATCGGCAATTGATAAGCTTTCGGCACATTGCAGTATTCATCATTATACTGGCATTAATATTAATCACACCAAGCTTGCTCTGGAAACATATGTTGCTGCACCACTACTAACTCACATGCTGTCTTACTACTTTGGAACCACCGCGGCCTTCCTTGATTTCCTTTTCTTCGGAGGCCTCTCCATCGCAGCATATGGTTACTCTTCACCAGCATTTCTCCTCTACACACCGCTCGCCGTGATCTTCATGGTAGTGTTTTGTAAAAAGATCATCCTCAACTTTCTGGCGCTTAGATTTGCATGGACGCGCCATACTAACTTCATAATTGACCAAAAGGGGCGGCTGTTCGTCAACCACGACGACGTGCTAGTTGAGGGCCCCAACGGTGTAAGATTTGGCGACCAAGAGGTAAGGATCGCCACAGTCGTCCTCGGTGGACGGAAAGCAAACTTGCTAAGGACTGCTCACGCAGAGGAGTGGTCATGGTGAGTAGCATCTGTTCTGACCCAGGCTACACCACAATTGCCTTCACGGCTGCCCCAATTGTCATAGCTTGCTTGCGGCTATTCAGACCTTGTCTGAGGGGCTTCTTCTGTGCTCTCTGTATCGCTACACTTGCATATGCTGCTACTGCATTTCAAGAGCACTCCCTTGCCACTATTGTCACTATCTCTTTTGCTTGCATTTATTGTGGCTTCAAACTTTTACAATGGATCATAATCAGATTCAGGATGTGTCGCCTCGGCCCGGGATACATCTTATCTTCCCCAAACCATGTTGATTCCTCTCTTGGCCGTTATCCGATCACAGGCACTGGCAGCAGCGCTATCGTGACTCGGCGGTCGGGTATGACAATTGCAAACAACCAGCTCATCCCCGACGTGAAAAGAATGGTTCTAGCAGGGAAGATTGCCACCAAAAAGGGTCTTGTTAACCTCAGGAAGTATGGCTGGCAGAAAACAAAATAACAAGAAATCTCGTGCCCCCCCGGCACGGACGAGAAGGAGCTCTCGGCTTCCAACCATGAGACCGCCCCCACCTGTACGAGCAGGCAGGGAACCTCAGACTACTAATCATTATGTTTTTGCTGAACCTGGTGACGTTCGGCTCGCAATCTCACAAGCTTCTGCCTCGCAGCTTAGGCAGCTTGTCATCCGCTACTACGACAATGGTGGTGGATCACTAACATATGATGGTCAGAGGTTGAATTTTGCTGCAATCATCACCCCCAACTCTCAGTTGGCGAAGGTTTTGGCGCGTCTCGCTCCTTCTTCTAATTGATGAAGTCCCAACGTTTTCAGTAACGTGGCCAGACAACT